TCTTCAAGCCTGAAGCAGATACAGCCAAGCCTGAAGCAGTATCAAGATCGACAGATACAGTTGAGCCTGCGATATCGATACCGTTGCCGCCGTCCAACTGTCCAGCACCTGTGAACTGTACGAAAAGAACATTGTCAGTGCCGATCGTTACGTCACCATCGTTTGAGCATACATAACCAGTATCGGCGTTTGCAGTTCCCTCTTGTACGAATACAGCAGCGCCCGAAAACTCGTCTGATTCGTTCATATCAGCGGCACGCTCCCAAGAGCCAGCCTTGCACAAGTAAATGCCGTTTTCTGTTTGGTCAGTTTGCGACTTGACCAATACACGATCATCAGCAACAACTGCGATCCCGTCGATCGTCTGAGTGCCTGACAGTGTGATATTGCCAGTAGTAGCAACGCGAACTGAATCTTTCCAGTGCAATCCCTGAGCAATAGAATCGACGTATGTTTTTGTAGCAGCGTCCGATCCGTTCGATGGGGCGGCAACTTGAAGCACTGCGCTTGTAAAGTCAAAAGTTCCAGTCGATAAATCTAATTTGTTGACGTCTACTGCCGCATCTGCGATCTGACGTCCCGTAATTTGTACAGCCATGTTTTTATATCCTCATGAGTTGATTTGTGAGCATTGTGCTCGGTTAGATTGTATACGCCTCAAAGACGTTTTACATTTTTGAAATAGGAAAGGGATTGCCTAGCCGACTCTGACAAATCGAGCCTTGATCTCTTCTACAATTTTGTTGATTGATTCAAGTTTCTGCTCAAGCAATGACATTCTTTTGTCGAGATCGTTGATTTCTTTGACGATCTCGCCCCGCATTGCATCTTCGCGCGCTTGCAAGTCTTTGATCACTGAATCATAGCGATCGCGCAATTCTTTCTCTCTGTTCTCTTGCTTGACTTCTCGATCGTCGGCTCGTTTCTGTTGCTCTCTGTTTTGCCACCAAAGAAACGCGGCAAAAGCAGCATTTGCACCGCCATTCATTAAAATATGAAATACGTCTTGTTCAGGCATCTCACTCTCCGAGTAGCAGGGTGTAAGAGAATCGATCGCAGCCTGTATGTTCAATTTGCAACTTGCACAAGGCTAGAAAATGATCAAACTCGTCGGGATCGGCTATAACTTGACAGCCTGCACTGTAGCGATCAACTTGCTGACTTTCTCTCTGGCTGCTTGCTCTGTGTATATTGATTCCGAAGTAGCCCGATTGTTCATTGTGCCCGTGATCGTGCTCTGTGTCGCCGTCTCGATCTCGCCATACTGACACCTCGCCCCCGCGTTGCACTAGTGCCTCATATCGCCCTTGATGCAATCCGAGCATGTACACGCCTCTGTATTGTCGATTGTGTACAAGAATAGCAGTTCCCCGATCGCTGGCGTTCTCAAGCCAGTATTTGCCCGCGTCTGTTGTGCATTTGTACGCGTGCCACTGCCAAACACCACGCTCCAAAAAACACAAGTGTATCCAATCATCAAACTTGTTCACTTCGCCTTGTGGGTTGCGCTCGCCTATTATGTTCATATCGTATTCAGTAGACTCAAATACAACAAAGCCCGCATCTTTTGCACGCTGTAAAATACTGGGATATCCCTCAAACTCTATTCTCATGATAAAACGCCTATATTCAAATTGACTGTACTTTGAGACGGATTCCAACGCACTCCCAAGATCATCGCTCTTCGATTGCTGTAAGTGTAGCCTGTGCCCTCTCTGAGTCCATATATGTATTTACTCGATATTTCGACAATGTCGCCAGCCGTCAATAAGCAATGCTTTTCTGTTACTGTCAATGTCAACTCTTCAAAAGGCTCGGCATCCCATCGACGCATTCGAGTCAAATCTGCATTTGCTTGTGTGGGCTGTATAGGGCTGTCAACACGATAGATCAGACTGTGATCGCGCGTGATTTCAAGCGCCGCGGGCAGTAGTGGAATAGAGTTGCCCGAAAAGACTACATTTTGATATTGGCTTGTGATGCTGTTGTATGTTCTGATTACGCTCCTGCTATACGTTGCCGACTGTGATGGGCTATACAGTGTATGAGAGTCGATGCTGATGATGTCGCGATCTGTGATATGATCGGCTACTGTGAACCAACTGGCTTGATTTGGATTCTGACAAACGCGCCAAGATAGCGCATTTTGTCGCCATACTGGAAACATGCCCATAGACAAGACGGCATCAAGAAAAGTGCCAATATTGCCCGATTCTGACAAAAGCAATTCGATCTCATGTGTTCCTGTCGACGTTGCCCACGCTTGCGCATAATATGTATTCAATGATTGAGCATCGAAAAGATTGGGATTGAAATTGACACCGAGCGCCCAAGAGGCAGGATAATCGTCGAAAGTCCCTTGTGTTCCGTTGCCTGTGCTCATGACAAGACGCGCAAAAACTTGATCAGGTCGCCCTCGAAGCCTTACAAGACTCGTTACAGTGTCTCCTGTGTGCAAATGATCATGCGCTGCTGTGCTTGGATAATTGCCAGTACTGGAAATAGTCAGATAGCCAGCGGGGGCTGTTGTTGTTGTCTTGCTTGACCATGTCCAATAATCAGTATCGCCGTGTGTTGCATCTTCTACAAAGATCATGCCGTCTTGACCTGTCATTTTTTCAAATGCCGTTATATCGTCAAGGTACAATTTTGGATCGCTCGAAAAGTTAAAAGATGCCGTTGTGCTCGCAGTCTTGCCAGCATTGTACCAAAATTCAGATTCATTTGCATTTTGTGTAAGTCTTGCCTGCATCATCGTCAAAAAGTCGACAAATTCCAAACGCCATACACCTCGACCGCCTACAACATTTCGCAACTGCCCGATACAAACGCGATTGCGCACGCCATCTCTGACCATGATCAATTCGGCAACTGCGCCCCGCCTGAATGAAGAGTTTAGCACAGGGCGAAGATCGCCCGCTATTGTGATAGTGAAGCCGCCAAAGTTTACGCTCCATCTTTGAGGCGTGATCTGTACACTGTCGATCGTTACATCTGCACTGGCAAGTGCGATCTCCGTGCCCTCGTTGATGTAATCGCCTTGACTCAATCTATAATCGTTTGAGGGCGGTAGAAACTTCAATACATAGGAGAGAACTTTTGTGCTCTTGTCTAGGCTGTCAATAAACTGCTGTGACCACGCCATAACTATTCACCGATCTCGGTTGGGATTTCGTTTTGTCCTCTGAAACTGTCTTGAAACATGCCAGCGGCAAAGCCCGATCGACGGCTTCCAAGAGCGTCAAGTGTCAAGCCAGCACCCTGTAAGCCCTCGCTGTTTTTACTGGCAAGAGATCGCCCTGCTGATATGCCTGATTCTCCGAGCGTGTCAGGGTGAGCGGCGTACAATGTACGATAATCAACAACAAGACGAATAGACAGACTGAACAAGCGCCCGCCCTCGTTTGTGATTATGCTCTGTCCAATATCGCTCTGTGGCCTCTTCAATACTGGATAAAATCTATAATGTCGAAGAAATGCGGGCTGATTGTATTGAAACTTGATTCTATCAAGAGTATCTATTGTGCCACCCTGCGCCGTTACAGTTGAGGCTGTTTTGATCTCGATCATTTCTTGGATCATTGCTGGGCTTTGAGTCTCGATTGTGCAATAGTCGCCAACTGCTGGCAGTGCAGAAATCCCGACGAAGTTTGTAAAAGGATTGCCGTACAGGTTGATTGACTTGCTTGTGTTGTTCAATGTGCCCCTTATTGGATAGCAGAATGCTTTTGCACTGTCAGCAGCAAAAGACACAGAGAAGCCCCGATCGAGGTGGTTTTGTAGCGCATGAAACTTGATTGCTGTACTTTCCCCCCCAATCATCCGATCGCGCTGGATTGTCACGATCTCCTGTGTACGTCCTACTGATCTTTGAATAGAGCCAGCAAGAGAGACAGCGTCAACAGCCTCGACGGATATATCAGAGAACATTTCTCCAAGTGCTTCGCCTAGATCGATCGTCTCAAGTGTCGCCCCGTTTTGCGCGCCATATGGCTCAGGTGTGTAGTAAAATTTTGCGTTGCCCATTATCGACCCCCGAAAAGATTGCTTGAAGATGTGCCGAATTGATTATTGAATCTGATCTCTATTTGTCGCACAAGGGCGTCCACTGCATTGCGATCGACTACTGCGCTATTTATGTTTACAGTCATGCCGCCCCCTGTTGCGCCGTTCAACTGTCGATCAACTTGTTGAGGACGTTGACCACTTTGAGGCACTACAAACTCGCCTCTGTGTAGCATTGCAAGCCCGTCCTGCATCCCTGTAAAGCGGATGCCGCCTTGTGCCTTTGGAATGAATCGCCCGCCGCTCATGAAAGATGCCGATTGATTTGGATCAAGAAAACGCCTAAAAGCCTCGCGCGCTCCTGATTGTCCGCTGTTGCCGTCAGGATCTCGATCTCTGAATGAAAAGAGATCAGAAAAGGCATCTTTGATGATTTTTATCAAGTTGATAATCAGCAGTTGAAATCCATCCGTCAAAGCCTCAAGCACTCCAAAAGCAAGCAAGGGGATCAACTCTAGAAAGATTGTGGGAAGTTGCGCCAGCCCTTGCTTTATTGCCTCGACTTGTGCTTGTATTGCCTCCCTCTTTTCTTCGGGTGTTGTCTGTCCTATTTGTTCGACTATTCCCAATAACTGCCCCGCGACAGGTGCAACAAGCGACAAGATAGAAGATGCGTCAAGGGATACGAGCGCCTCAAATTTTGCAACTTGATCTTGTATTTCATCTGCTCTGTCTTTTGCAGCCCTTTCTTCTGCTCTTGCGGCTTCTTTCTCTCTTCTCTCTCTCTCTTTTTTATCACTTTCTGCCTTTCGTTGTGCGCGCTCGGCTTCTTTATTGGCTAGTTGTTGCTGTTTGTC